ACCGTGGCATTGCAGCTACAGACGGATCGGCTGGAGGTGTGAGATGAATACGAACATGGTATGCCCTGACTGTAAAAATGAATTTTTGCAACCGTTTGTTTGCACGACTTGCGGCGCTGAAAAGTTGTACGACGCGACTGTAGAGACACTCCGGAATCAACTCGCCGCCGCAATTAAGCAGCGCGACAAGGCGGTTGATGCGTTGAAAGAAAAGAGGCGTGCACCATCAATTTATGCAAGCAAATGGGAGCGCGGGAAATGAATGATACGCCGGAGGAGAATAAAGCGGCACAACACATCGAAGAAATGCATGAGTTTATAGCGGATAACCAGCGTTTGATTGATGACCACATGCGGGATGTTGAACGCGAACTTGCCGCCGCAATAGCGCAGCGGGACAAGGCGCGGAATGATGCGCTGGAGGAGGCGGCGAAAATATGTGAGGAATACGCAAATGTTGGTGTTGTTGGTGCGCGGATATGCGCCGCCGCGATTTGTGCAACGAAGGGGGCACACATAAAAGAAATGCATCAATTTATAGCGGAGAACCAGCGTTTAATTAAGCTATCAGAGGGCATAACGCAGAATGTAATTACCGGAGAAAAACCATGAGCGCACGTATAGACGTAATACCATCGTTGAAATACATAGCGGATAAAGCCTACAGATCGGGTAACTGGGACTCAACAATTGATACGATAGAGGAAACTATCGTAGAACTGGAGAGACTGCGGGAAATGGTGGTCGCTCTTAAAGACGAGAACGCACACCTACGTGCAATGAACCAGCGTTTGATTGAGGCACTTGCAGAAATGGCACCCCTAACGCCGCGTATCATTACTGGAGAAAAACTATGAGCGATACGCCAAGGACGGATGCCGCTGCGGTATCAGCCGAATACGTACGCCGTGAACTGGATTATTACACGCACAAGTTTGTCCTTGCTGACCACATGCGGGATGTTGAACGCGAACTCGCCACCGCAATTGAACAGCGCGACAAGGCGATGGCCGAAGCTGATGCGATGGATGAATTTCTTGGTTCCGCAACGAAGCGTGAAAAAGAATCAGAGGCAATTATTGCGGCGCTGACTGCCGACATTAACATCACCGTCCCAATTCGGGATTACTCTGCAATGTCGCCTCTGGATTGTTACGAATTGGGGCTGATGGATGGGGTTGCTGCGCTGAAAACGCAGATTAATGCCGCAATCGACGCGGCGATGAAAGAGATGAAATGAGCATTAGTATTTGGAGTAACCAAAACCCATTGGACGCGGTGGTGTTGAGCCACGACCACATGGCGGCTCTTGTGCTGAAGCATGAACAGCAGATAAAAGACCTTGCCGCGCAATTGCTGGAGATTAAGCAGACATCATCTTTCCGGCGTCCGTCTGAACCCGCGCCACCCGGTTAAACCACCCCCTGCCGAATGTATCGAACGTCGGCAGGGACTGGTAAAACGCTTCCTTGCCATAACTGAAACTCTCTATCAGATCTGACGGGTCGGCAGCGGTCGCAGCAGCTATCGTGGCCCTGCCGATACTGCCATCAGCGGTCACACCTAGCGCCGCCTGTAGGAGCTTTGCAGCGCGTCCTGGGCCCATGTTAACGGCAGCATCGAACACCGCATAGTCAACGCCTAGCGGCAAGTCGTCGCACTTGCAAGCGTCCCAGTATTTTGCTTTGTACATCGGCGCCACCTGCTCGGGTGTCAATGCCCGCATCTCGGCCTCGTCAACACCGCGCTTAACCCAGTCTCGCCATGCTTTTTGAGTCACACCCAGGTTGGTCATGCCGCCCGGATCTGATGGATGGTTGACAAAACTACCTTCTGCTGCCAACACCAGTGCAAGAGATTTTTCAAAGTTTGAAATCATCTGCTGCTCTCTGAACCTTTAATCTTTTCAGCCGATCGCATTGCACCAAGGCCCAGCATACCCATCAGTATCTGCAACGTCAGGTCGGTGCTGATTACCGGGAACTCGCCTGTATACCCAAACCAAACCTTGGCAGCAAACCGGGCGAACGGCTCGACCAGCGCGGCGTAGGCAAGTCCAGCACCACACACCCAACCTATTCCCGGCCTCCAGCCAGCTACGAACCAATTTGTTGATTTGGCTTCTTCGATGTTGGTTTGGATTTGCAGTTTTGCCAGATCCGTTTCAGCAGCGAGATGGGCAAGCTCCCCGGCCTGCTGCATCTTCAGCAGCTCTAACTGCGCCGCCGCTTTAGCTGCTGGATCTGGGAATAGCCGGTCGATCAGCCCCTTGCCGATGTCAAAAATACCGGAGAGCAATAGAGGATTCATTTACCCGGCACATTACCGCCGACAGGGTTTGCTGCCCCAACGGGCGCGGCGGTGAACGACATAGTGCCTGGAGGCACATGTCCGTTATTCCACGGCGATTCGTTGATCGGGCCGTAGCAGTTGGCGAGCTGCACGTTGTTAACCTTTTTAACCTGTTTGGCGCACAGGAACGACCACTGGTTGCTCATGCCACCATCGGCCTCGGTCGTGGTGGTAAACGTCCTGGGAGTCATGGTGACCACCGCCCATGATGGGGCTTGCGGATAAGCGGTTACGGTCGAGAACAGCGACCAGACCTTACCCGGCGGTGCTTTGCAACTGCCTTTCATCAGATCCGCGTTGGCAACGGCTTTGCCGTTTAGCACCGGACAGACCGCCATGCCTTCCTGAAACTCTTTACCGTCCACGCGGATTGTCTTGCCGGTAGGATTGCTGGCCGAGGCCGCACACAATGCATACTCACCATTGCAGATCATCAGATCTGCAGCAGATACACTAAACGGCAGCAACGAAAGGAGCAGTAGTTTTTTCATTTGTCGGCCTTGTTTTCCAGTTTATCAAATATCTTGGCAAGCATCTCTTTAATGCCCCTGATGTCCTCCCGGTAGTCGGCCCGCGCAACGTAGGTTCTTGGCAATTCCTCCCGCAACCGTGAAAGATCAGACTTCAACTCTTTTGCCGCAGACCATAGTTCTCTAGCAAACCAGCCCACAACAGTCATACCAATGCCTAAAACCATGTTGATAAGTTGCTGGTTTTCCATTACGCAACTTCTTCTTTCGGTGGTTCAGATTGTGCTTGGCCCTGTATCTTCACAATGAGAGGAAAGCAACCTGTCTTTGAAGGCAGTTCGCCCAGCATATTCAGGATGAATTGCACTTCGTTTGCTTCTAGATCAAGTTTCATTTTGCTTCCAATAAGGTTAAACGATTTTCTATAGTTTCTACCTTCTCCATCAACGCCTGAACAGCGCCATACAGCGCAGCAAGCATTTGCCCGCCATTAAAATCAAGGCAATCTTCAATCACATCGTGGCGCACTTTGGGGCGCGTCTTGGTAATCATGCGCGGCATCTGATAGGTTAGTGGTTTGTCATCAACCATTACCGCAGCGCCAGCTTCATCCACCACATCAACGGTATCAAACAGAAAAACTTTGTTCTCTGACGTAACGACCTTCGATACCTGCACCGCCTTGCCGTTGATTACTTGTATGCTTGTCTCTGTTTTTTTTACGGACTCAAGCGTAAAGTCTTGTTCTTCGTATTCCTCAGTGCCATCAGGAATATCAGTTTTCAGCGTGAACGGTTTGACCGATACGGCGTTCTTAAAAACCTTTTGAACGTCTTGCGCTATCCAACCAAGATTATGCTTGTCTTGAATCTGGTCGTCTGTGTAAACGCCGGGAGCAAAGCCAAAATGTTTAAGCGGGACTGACTTGACTATCTCATAACAACGGTCAAGGTTTGCAGGGACAATATCAGATTTGATGCGTTCATCGGATACGACTGTCCACAATCCACCGACACCGGGCTTACCTGCTGAGTCTGTGCTGACTTCAAGCGCATAATTTACTGTTGCGCCAGTACCAATTCCTACTCGGCCAGCGGAGGTGATACGGAGGCGTTCTGTAGAACTTGTACTTAAGGTAATAGGGGCGGCTTCGGATGTATAAAGTTCCAAAGCTCCAGTGCCGCGATGCTGAATACTTGATGATGTGTTTGCTCCCGTATTATTTCTAATAAGCCGAAGTCCATATGAGGAATATGTAGTGTCGCCAACAAGGTCTACATATGAATATCCATTACCACTACGACCAGAGCCAACAAGGATAAATTGATCTGCTGTGCTTTGACCTGACAGAAGCATACTCCCGACAACATTCAATTTCTGCGCCGGCGAACTCGTCCCAATCCCCACATTACCGCTGGAGTCGATACGCATTTGCTCATCGGCGGTTGTAAAATCACCAGCCGCGCCGCTGTTGTTGTTGTAAAAACAAAGCGACCCGCCGCCAAAAGCAGCGCTACGAACAAGCCCAATGCCTGCCTTTGTAGAAGTTGTTTCAACTGCCAAAGAAGATGATACGTTAAAGCCAATTGCCGCGACACCTGCTCCTGACATATCGTTGCGGACTACAGATTCAATTTGCAAACTTACTGCTGAAGCATATATTTCAAGTTTTTTGCTTGGCGAACTTATCCCAATCCCCACGTTGCCGCTGGAGTCGATACGCATACGTTCTACGCCAGCCGTACTAACACAAACAGTATCAGCAGCAGGGAACCACAACCCTGTGTCGGCTGTGCCTGTCGTAGATACGATGGCAGGAAGTGCTGCGCTACCTGCTGCGACAGTTGTTATGCCTGTTACTGCGAGAGTGCTAGAAAATGTGCCGGTGGTAAACGCACCCGTCGATGGCGTAGTTGCGCCTACAGTGCCGTTAAGAGCTCCAGCAAATTTAGTCGCTGACAGAGAAGTGCCGTCCCATGCTAACGCCGCAGCATCAGCAAGCAATCCAGCAGTGCTAGCAAATGTCACACGGCCGGATGTAAGTCCAGAATCAGTAATGCTAGTTGCAGTCACGCCAGCCAATGTCGTAGTGCCAGCAATATTAGCAGTCGTGCCCACAAACAACGCCTTCGCAACACCCACACCGCCCGCGGTGATAATCGATCCGGTCGTTGTGCTTGTTGCGTCTGTAACCAAGCCGCTGTTGATGCCTGCTGCGAAAGGTATCCGAACGGTCGCAACAGTTTGCCCGTCTTTTGTGAGAGCAGTAGATAATCCAGTGCCAATGTCTGCTGTAAATGTATTAAACACCGTGGATGAAATAGCAGTGCCTGTAACTACTGGCTGCCCAGTGCTGTTGATGTTAAATGTGCCGCTGCCGTTGTAACTCATTATTGGGGTCCTTGTTTGACTGGTTTATACTGTTCTTGTATTGCGGTAGGAACCATAGACGGATTGTATGCCCTATCGCTTAATAACTGTTTAACCAATGCCGCACGCCGCGCCGCTTGTGCTGTTTGTTGCTCTAATGCAGATCCACCACTTTCTAAAGCATTCGCTAGTAATTTTTGCTGAATAGATGATTCAACTTCTCTTGAAATTGGCCCCGTAATAAGATTTGCAATAGGTAATCTGTTTCCTATTCTTAATGCCGCCCCTATAAGCGCTGGTGAAGTATTTGATCTATTAGGAGCCGCAAACGCAGGTTCCATAGTCATTGCTTTAGATCCACGCAAAAGCGTTTGTATTTGCGTTAGTTCCGGTTGTGTAAATATTACATTTAATCTGTCTTTGCCTAATTGCTCTATAGCATCATTCATTCTAGAGCCGCTAAAAACTCCATTTGCGCTTGTGGATTTGTCACGAATCCATTTCATGGCTTGTTCGCGCAATGAATTCCAAGCCTGACTACCTTCTGATGTTTTAGATAATTGCTCTTTTAAAGAAACAATATCTCGGACATTTCCTCCTATAACATTCTGTTGGAAAAACCTGTCTGGAGCCACATCGGCTATAGCACGCTCTACAGCTGCCCCGGCTTCCCTATCATTAAATCTAGCGCGAGCAGCATTTCTAGCTGCCATTAATGCTTCGGTTGCATCAATCTCTGGAATGTCTAATAAAGCATTATCAACGGCGCGTTTTAATTGAGTGGAAACCATACCAGTGGTTCCATGTCCAGGGTTGTTATTACCAATTAACCGGCCTAATTTATCGGCTTCTGTAACAGTTAATATTTTTGTTCTTGTGCCGCCCATAAAGCCAAATTGCTGCAATCTAGACAAAACAGCAGGAGGAATATTTTCTACTCCAATTTCGTCTGCAATTTTTCCCAAAGTTTGGGCAATTTGCGTATCTGGAACAGGCGTATCGCCTTTTCCTAATTCTCTAAATTTTGTATATAAGTCTCCAACAGCTTTATTTGCATCTGCATCTTTTTGCTGAATGGCTTTGATAGTTTGTTCAGATGCTTGCAAAGGAGTCGTTGCTTTTGGCGTTCCAGGCAAAGTTGAAGCCATCTGATCTTGCAATGCTTGGGCGTAACGATTAGTGCTTGCATTTTGTTGCTGGAACCTACCCGTCATTGTTTCCTGCTCACCACGAGCAACAGCGGGAATATTAACCTCAGTTTTTTGAAGATTTTGTGCGGCAGTCCAATCTGTCGGATTTCTTGATATTTGAGCTTTGGTTGCAGTTCCAACCCCGCCAACGGCTTCAATATCAGCTTTCCGCATCAACATATCCGGATCAAGTTTGCCGGTTGTTGTAAATTGTTGCGCGGCATCATCTAATACAGACGCCCTAACAGCATCCGGCAATTTACTAAAATCAATTCCATTATTTTGAAGCGTAATTTGAACTTTATTACTTATATTTGAAACTAAACTTGGCGAAACTTTCTGTGCCAATGATCGCCATGCACTACCTACAAAATTCCCGACCTCTTGAGCGCCTTTAATGATGCCACCAACGACAGGAGGCGCAACAGCGTTTAAAACGCCGCCCCCAACTGCCCCCATAGCGGTATTTGTTAAATTGCTTTGCGTAGTGTTTGTTGGATCAAAGTTTACATAGCCACCGGCGCCACCAGCAGCCGCACCCATGCCCGTCCTGGCCAATAATCCACCGGCACCCATAGGAATTAGGGACAAAGGAGTTGCAACGGATCCAGCCATTCTAAGCGGA